CTTTTTTAGCTTCTGCAAGTTTAATATGGCTAATTACGTCTCTGACTTTTCTGTCAATCTTAACCATATTGAGAGTGTATCTACCCTCTTTAAGATGCTCCTGCTCCCATTCGAGATCCAGACCCTTTTTCTTCGTGTAAAGGTCGTTTAGATGTTGCATCATGTTCTCCATCGATAACCTCCTCATAGGTTATTCTGTTTATCTTGGGATCGTTCATTTCTCCAAGATATTCCCATTTTATATCAGATTTTCCTAATCTGTCAACTATAGCATTTTCTATATCAATGGGTGAATCGATGCATGTAATTTGAAAATCAGCGTGCATTTGATATGCAAAAATTTGAACTCTGAATTTTGTTGGTTGCATTTTTCCTTTCTATTTTACAAATGAGGCGGGATTGTGTCCCGCCTCAAATTATTTAGTATTAAGCACCTGGTGATGCAAAGATACCTCTGAAGTCAGATACTCCAAATGAATATCTTTCTCTAGCTTTGTATCTTACGTTACCAGTATCGAAGTCACCTTCCATTGCAGTTTTGATAGGTGATCTGTCAAAGTACTTCATACCATTTGGTACATCAGTGATAATGTAGAACGCATCTGGATCAGTTAAGAAGTTATTAACCACATAACCTTGTGGTAACATTCCCATTGATACTAATGCATTGATGTCATTATCAGCTGTTCCAACTCTACCTTGAGATTTCATCAATCTCTCAGCTGTGAACTGAAGCTCTGAAGGAATAATCATTTTTAATCCTCTTGCAGCAATTTTTAGACCTCTTTCGTCTGTCATTGCAGCAATATCGATCATCGATTGTTCCAACGAAGTTTCGTTCAAGTCAGCGGCTGTAGCTAATGTGTTAGCTACTGTACCAGCGATAGTTGGGTGATTAGTTGCAAATAAATTGCTTCCGTCACCAGCTTTGAAAGTGTTAAATCCATTAATTAATGGACTTACAGCTTTGACTTGCTTCGTGTTTGCCATAGATCTAGCTAATGCTTTTGTATATCTGCTAGCCAGTCTGTCATACAGGTTATCCTCAATAGCTTCTTCAGTTATCGCGAAGGCAAGAGCCACAGTTTCGTGTGTATATCTTGCAGTGTATGTCTCTTGAGCATTGTCAAAAGTTACACCTGATCCTTCTGGTTTAACTTGAGCTTGAGCAAATCCTGATAACATGACTTCTTCTTCAAACGCTCTGTCTGAAGACTCAGTAGTATATATCTCAGCATGCTGATTCTCGTATCTTTTATACTCTAAACCGAATAAGGCATTTAATCCGGGCTCGAGTTCTTTGACTAATTGTCCTCTACTTATTGCCATAATTATTCTCCTTATATTCCGGCTGTTGCCTTTAAGAAGTGCTCGTTAATCATAACGACCAAGTTAACATTAGCAGAACCTGCTTCATTGTTTTCTGGGTCTTTAGATATCCCGAGGATTCTTAATTGTGCTGTACCAGTTTTTTGGTCGCCAGTGTTAAGCTCTACACCTGACACGAAGTCATGTGTGCTACCAGCTGCGTAACTAATATCAGCGTTTAATCCGACGTCTGCTGCTGCAGTTGCGCCAGATGCTTGTATTTCAAACCTCTCATACGGGTCATCTGCTATGAATCCTTTAATGTCTGTTGCAGTATTGGATCCTTTTAAATGATTCGCAAAAGTAGGTTTACTTGTATTTGCGTCAGTAAAGAATACACCATTGAGTACTCCTATTAATGCATCGCCTGCTGCAGCTACTCCAATCGTACCTGTATTTAACATTTGTACAGGGTCGTTTTGGAATATCGCTGTAGCGTTTGCTGCGATATCATATTCGGATAAACCTTGGTTGTCTCTATTCTGACCAACTTTGCCAATGGATTTTAATCCAAAAGCGGCGTCTTTATTTGCCATAGTAGTTGTCCTCCTTTAGACAGTTTAGTTTATCCGGCGGACTAGAAATTCTAATATTAGGATTTCTTCGTACCACCGAAGGTTACACGAGTCTGTCGATCAACGTTGATCGGCATACTAGGGTGCTGTTCCTTCATAAGATCGTTGTCTACCGCTTCTACCTTATCACCATGTTGTTTGACATAGTATTCAGATCTTTGCTTTGCGATCTCTTCCGGTACCCTTGCCAGCACAAGGCCACCAACTCCGATCACTCCCTTGTATTTACCATCTTCCACAATCGGATAATCTGAGTCTGGATATTCATCAGCTCTTACTAATTCGTATCCTGATCTAATTCTTCCGGCTACATTTTTTGTATCCTGGAATCCCATAGATTCTACTCTTATCCATCTATGTGCAAAACCTGTTGGTGCAGGGGGTGCATCTAAAGATGACGGGGGAGTCCAAACTTTTTTCTGAGATGTTTTTTCTCTAGTTTGACTCGCACGGGATGCTCTTTTATCATTATTATTTTCCATATGCTTACGCCTCCTTCGTGATTTTTAATTGTTTCGCATATTCTTCAAGTGGCACACCTAATTTTTTAGCGATTGCTACCTGTGATGATGTGAGTCTCACAGAGTTTTTGCGACCGGTATTTGTACTTCGCTTCGCTGAAGCTACTGTTTGTACAGGTTTGGTCGTATTTTCTCCCTTATCACTATTATTAGCAAACTTGTGTGGGAATTCAAGTCTTATTCTTTTATCTATTTCAGAATAATACTCGTCACTTGATGGGTCAAAACCTTCTTCTTCAGTCAACTTCTTATGAAGATCAAAAGCAGTATAAGTCATGGCTGTATCTTGTCCAAACCATGCATTTTTACTAGCCCAATCTTCAGCTTTTGGATCAGGTGATCCAGCAGAAGCCGTCTGTCTATTTAGGTTTATCTCCGGTTTTGGTTGCTCTTTTAGTTTTTTATTATACTCTTCTTGCTCATTTTTAGTTTCAGCAAGTCTAGCTCTTCTATAACCAAACTCTGATATAGCAGTCAAAGCTTCTGCTTCGGCTGTTAAATCATTAGCCTCTCTAGCTGCAGCAAGTTTTGCTTGCGCTGCTTTAAGACCATTCTCAACGCTGTCTTCAGCGTTTTTGAAAAACTCAGGTTCGAACTTAGAGATTTTAGCTTCTGCTTGCTCTCTCAATTTAATTTGAGCTCTAGCATAATCAGTAGCTTCGTCTTTTTGTCTCTCAGCTTCTCTCCATTTTTTGGTTAGCTTTGCTATTCTTCTCTGAACACTATCAGAGTATTGTTCTAATTCTTTTTCTTTCTCTTCTTGTACTGGTTCTTTCTTTTCTTCTTTCTTTTCTTCTTCCACATTTGCAGTTGTGTCAGTAGGTTCACTAGCTGACTCGACAACGTTAGTAGTGTCATTATCAGTTTGAACATTTTCGTTCTCCTTTTCCTCTGGCAATTGAACATCTACATCAGGTCCTGATGTATCTATATCAACTGTTTTCTTTTCTTCTTCTGGCATAGTTTTCTCCTATCTATGATTAGTATTGATGAAGTATGTCTTCAGGTTTTTCGATGGTTGCTAAAACTTCATCATCATTTAGCAATCTTACTTCCCCACCATCGATCTGGATTCTAGATCCAGCGTATCTTGCAAAAATAACCCAGTCACCTTTTTTACACCAAGGCCCCTCTGGGAATTTTTCTTTATCATAACAATGCGGACCCATTTCTAAAACTAATCCACATGTTGAACCAACTTGCTGTCTTTCAAGAGTCTCTTGTCCTAAATATAATCCACCTTTTGTTTTTTCCGGTAGTTTAAATGGTAGAACTAATATTCTCCATCCAGTTGGTTTTGGTAATTTTTCTGATTCTTTTTTCTTTAAACGTTCGTACCCATCAACTTCTTTTTTATGATCATCATCATATTTATCTAAAAGTGCTGATTTAATCTTTGGGGTCGAATTTGACGACGTTTCTAAGGTCTGGTTTTTGCTCATTTGTTTGCTCCTTTTTATTCAGCAGGTTAGAGATTTCCTGTGATATTTTTTTACAGGCATGCGCCTGTCCCATCATATATTTGTATTTTTCCATATTGTCAACACCTCCGCTTATCATAGCTTCACCTATTGTTTGATAATCCTCCTTCAGCATTCTTTGGATTTTATACAATACATCTAATCCATCCATTACTTTCTCCCCTTTCTAATTGAATCTTTTCCTTTTTTAAATATTGCAGCGACTTTTGATTTACCCATTACCTTGGCACGCTGTTCTCCCACGGTAAGAATTTGTATTTTTCTTGCAAAAGGTTTTGATATCCTTTTAACTTTTGCAACAGTTTTTCTTGCGTCTGTAGGTGTTGCAAATTTTATACGGACAGTATCTCTAGGATTCTCGTCCGTATAAAGTCTACGTCCGGAGCCTTTAGGTTTTTTTCCCGTTCCTACTTTTGGATCGGCCATGTAAAACTCCTTTCAAGGTTTTTGCTTGAGCAGCATGTGTCTTAGATGCTTTTTGCAAACCCTTCATTACTTTCTTTATTTTTGCCTTAGCCTTTTTCATTATTTTTTCTTTTTCATTTTGGCTTTTTTCTTTTTAGCAAGAAATGCTTTTAATCCTGCATTCATCTTGCCACCTTTTTTCATGGCAGTTCTTTCCATCATACCGCCACCCATCATTTTTTTTCTCATGTTAACACTTCCATCTTCTGCGAGCCTGTCTTAGTCTTGAGTTAGGATCTTTGG